AGTTACTTTCGGAAAAGCGGTAGGTTACTGGCGGAAAAGCGGTAAGTTACTGGCGGAAAAGCGGTAAGTTACTGGCGGAAAAGCGGTAAGTTACTTTCGGAAAAGCGGTAGGTTACTGGCGGAAAAGCGGTAAGTTACTGGCGGAAAAGCGGTAAGTTACAATACCTGTTAAACTCAAAACCGGTACTGAAAATATTACCGCATTTGCGTACATTATGCACGAGGAGCGAAAAATTGCAAAGCCTTCCGCAATGTACTTCAATACTTGTGTTCACGGATACCGTGACTTTGAATTTGATACAAAGTATCTGACGGAGGCGTATGCAAAGTGCATATGAGAATTTGTCCGAAGTGCCACAGGAAATACAATGCAATTCCTGCATTGTCGAGGTCTGACAATAAAACCATGATTTGTCCCGAATGCGGTACGAGAGAGGCACTTGAAGTATTCGGAATAACCCCAAAAGAGTGTGAAGAAATTATAAAAATCATAAAAGAAAAGGGCGGTCATTGACCGCCCTGTTCAGTTGGATTTTACTGTAAATTAAGTTTTTCTTGCAATGCATTTTGAAGAATCTGTGAAAAAGAGTACGAATTTGAAGTCGAAAACGAGGACGAGTTCAGCGATGAGGAGTTTGCAGAATGGATTGAAAAGAATGCCGAGGAGTTTGCAAGAGACAATGCAGACGAAAAGGGCAAGACCTTTGAGGAAGTCACTTACATAAGCTACGAAACCGAAATCTACGATGATGATGAGGACTTTGACAGAAGTTACGAGGACTGGTGCGACTTGCAGGGCGACAGCATGAGAGAAGATTTCTAAAAACAGCAGAGCCGAAAGGCTCTGTTTTTTGTACATGGATTTTAAAGGCGGTGAGAAAGTGCAGAATTACAAACCTACTGAGTTTATGGCAGAAGATTCCCATTATGATGAAGAAAGTGCAGACTATGCAGTGAATTTTATCGAATGCCTTTCTCACACAAAAGGCAAATGGGCAGGAAAGAAGTTCGAGCTGATTGAGTGGCAGGAAAAAATAATCCGTGATATTTTCGGCACAATCAAGCCAAACGGGTACAGGCAGTTTAACACGGCATATATCGAGATACCAAAAAAACAAGGTAAGCAATTGGCACTTGATACGTTAATCCCGACTCCTGATGGGTTCACTACAATGGGAGAAATTCAGGTTGGAGATACAGTTTTTGATGAAAACGGAAACACTTGTCATGTGGTTGCTAAAAGTCCCGTTGATGATACAGAGCAGGCGTACAGGCTGACCTTTACGGACGGGTCTTTTATCGTTGCAGGTGAACGGCATCAGTGGAAAATTTCAACAGATTATGAGGAAAAAATCATCACCAGCAAAGAAATTTTTGAAATGACAGAACAGGTAAAAATCCGTTCATGCCATCAGCCATATACAACAAATCAGGAAATACAGCGGTGCTGGATAGTTTCAAAAAGTCTGAATCCTGAATTTCATTTTTTGAAAAGCATCGAGCCTCTGCCGGAAAAAGTAAAAATGCAGTGCATTCAGGTTGACAGTCCGTCTCATCAGTATCTGGTGGGGCGTTCATTTTTACCAACACACAACAGCGAGCTTGCCGCCGCTGTTGCACTGTATCTTCTGTGCGGAGACAACGAGCAGAGAGCAGAAATTTTCGGCTGTGCTGCCGACCGTCAGCAGGCAAGCATAGTTTTTGACGTTGCTGCCGATATGGTAACAATGTGTCCTGCACTTGCAAAGCGTACAAAGGTACTGAAAGCACAGAAACGAATTGTATTCACGCCTACAAACAGCTTTTATCAGGTACTTTCGGCAGAGGCTTACAGCAAGCACGGCTTCAACATTCACGGAGTAGTGTTTGATGAGCTTCATACTCAGCCGAACAGGGAACTTTTTGACGTTATGACAAAGGGTTCAGGTGATGCCCGTATGCAACCGCTGTATTTTCTTATCACAACAGCGGGAACAGACACGCATAGTATCTGCTACGAACAGCATCAAAAGGCTGAGGACATCATTGCAGGCAGGAAACATGACCCGACTTTTTATCCTGTGATATATGGAGCTAATCCTGATGATGACTGGACAGACCCGGAAGTCTGGAAAAAGGCTAATCCGTCACTTGGAATTACAGTTGGCATTGACAAGGTAGAACAAGCCTGTAATTCTGCAAAGGAAAATCCGGGGGAAGAAAACGCATTCAGGCAGTTGCGATTAAATCAGTGGGTAAAGCAGACGGTCAGGTGGATGCCTATGGACAAGTGGGACGCTTGCAAAGCTGACTTTGATGAGAAATTTCTCGAAGGTCGTGTATGCTACGGCGGTCTTGACCTTTCGTCGACCACTGACCTTACCGCATTTGTGCTTGTTTTTCCGCCTGTTGAAGATGATGACAGATACTACATACTGCCGTATTTTTGGGTACCCGAAGATACTATGGCACTCAGAATACGCAAAGACCATGTGCCTTATGACATATGGGAGGCAAAGGGCTTTTTGATGACAACAGAGGGAAATGTAGTGCATTACGGATTCATCGAAAACTACATTGACGAACTCGGCACACGTTTCAATATCAGAGAAATAGCATTTGACCGCTGGGGAGCTGTGCAGATGTCACAGAACCTTGAAGAACTCGGCTTCACTCTTGCAATGTTCGGACAGGGATTCCGTGATATGTCACCACCTACCAAAGAACTTATGCGACTGGTGCTTGACCGTAAAATTGCCCACAACGGGCACCCTGTACTGCGGTGGAACATGGACAACATTTTTATCAGACGTGACCCTGCCGGAAACATCAAGCCTGACAAGGAAAAGTCAACGGAGAAAATTGACGGTGCAGTCGCTACAATTATGGCTCTTGACCGTGCAATACGGTGCGGAGCTGAACAAGATAATGACGAGTCGGTGTACAATTCGAGGGATTTGATTATTATTTAAAGGAGTGATAATATGGGTATTTTCGGAAAATTTTTCAAGTCAAGAGACAAGCCGAAGGACAGCTACGACAGCCCGTCATACAGTTACTTTTTCGGCAGAACTGATGCAGGAGAACGAGTAACGGACAGAACGGCAATGCAGCATATAGCGGTGTATGCGTGTGTGAGAGTACTTTCAGAGGCAGTTGCACAGTTACCGCTTAACGTCTATAAGTACACTGCCGAGGGCAAGGAGAGGGCATACAAGCACCCCCTGTACTTTTTACTGCATGACCAGCCAAACCCTGAAATGACAAGTTTCACGCTCCGTGAAGTGCTTATGTCGCACCTGCTGATTTACGGCAATGCCTATGCTCAGATTATCAGGAACGGCAGGGGAGATGTGGCAGGACTGTACCCGCTAATGGCTGACAAGGTTCGTGTTGACCGTGACGAAAAAGACAGGCTTGTTTACATTTACAGCCGATATGACGAGCAGAATCCGAATATGAAAGAGCAGGGTGAAATTGTACTTACTGCTGAAAATGTTCTGCACATTCCGGGGCTTGGCTATGACGGCTTAGTAGGCTATTCACCTATTGCAATGGCTAAAAATTCACTCGGAATATCGCTTGCGTGTGAGAAATACGGTGCGAGTTTCTTTGCAAACGGTGCAAGTCCGTCCGGTGTTCTGGAACACCCCGGAGTTATCAAAGACCCCGAACGTGTGCGTGAAGCATGGCGTAATGCATATGGTTCAGGCAATGCACACAAAGTTGCAGTGCTTGAAGAAGGCATGAAGTACACGCCCATATCGATACCTAATAACGATGCACAGTTCCTCGAAACACGAAAATTTCAGGTAGAAGAAATTGCAAGGCTGTACAGAGTACCGCTTCATATGATTGGCGACCTCGAACACGCCACATTCAGCAACGTAGAACACTTATCGCTTGATTTCGTCAAATACACCCTTGATCCGTGGCTTGTGCGCTGGGAACAGGGACTGCAAAAAGCATTATTTTCTGAACAGGACAAGAAAAAGTACTTTATAAAATTCAATGTTGATGGTCTTCTTCGTGGCGATTATTCAAGCCGAATGCAGGGCTATGCAACTGCAAGACAAAATGGCTGGATGTCGGCAAACGACATCCGTGAACTGGAAAATATGAACCGTATTCCAAAGGAAGAGGGCGGTGACCTGTATTTGGTAAACGGTTCATTTGCAAAACTCAAAGACGCTGGAATAGCGTATGAAAAAGGGAGTGATAAACAGTGAAAAAATTCTGGAATTTTGTGAAGAATGAAGAAACCAACGAAACAGAGCTTATTTTCAACGGTCCTATTTCTGACGAAACATGGTACGGAGACGAAATTACTCCTGCACTTTTCCGTGATGAACTCGGTAAAATTGACGGTAATCTGACAGTGTGGGTGAACTCTCCTGGCGGAGATGTTTTCGCTGCAAGTCAGATTTACACCATGCTTCGTAACCATACGGGGAAAGTTACGGTAAAAATTGACGGCATTGCCGCAAGTGCCGCATCTGTGGTAGCAATGGCAGGTGACGAAACATTTATTGCACCTACCGCAATGATTATGATTCATGACCCGTCAACACTCGCCTACGGCAACAAAGATGACATGAAAAAAGCCATCGAACAGCTTGACGAAGTTAAGGAAAGTATCATAAATGCTTACGAGAAAAAAACCGGTTTAAGCAGGGAAAAAATAGCAAAGATGATGTCAGACGAAACATGGATGAATGCCAAAAAAGCACATGAACTCGGCTTTGTTGACGGAATTTTATTCGGCACAAGCAAAGAATCTGCTTCAAATTCATTGCAGTTTGCGGCAAGAAAAAGCATAAATGGATTTTTGAACAAAATTTCTGTACCTGTACCGAAACAGTCAGGTGTACAGATAGAACAGCTTTACAAAAGACTTGATTTACTCAAATATTAAAAGGAGGACTTTTATTATGACTATTCAGGAACTCAGAGAAAAAAGAGCGAAAGCATGGGACACCGCTCGTGAATTCCTCGACAGCAAGAGACAGGCAAACGGTACGCTTTCCGAGGAGGACGGCAAGACCTACGACACTATGGAAAAACAGATTGTTGACCTCGGCAAGGAAATCAGCAGACTTGAAAGGCAGGCTGAAATTGAAGCTGAAATGAACAAGGCTACTTCTTCACCTATTCTCAATAATCCTCATTCTACGGCAAAAACAGATAAACAGGGTACTGCAAGTGAAGCGTATAACAAGGCTTTCTGGGATAATTTCAGGAGCAGTAAGTGGATTGACGTACACAACGATTTGCAGATTGGTACTGATTCAGAGGGCGGTTACCTCGTACCTGACGAATTTGAACGCAAGCTCATTGACAAACTTTCTGATGAGAACATTTTCAGAAAACTCGCAACCGTAATCAATACAAATTCAGGTGACAGAAAAATACCTGTTGTAGCAACAAAGGGAAGTGCAGTATGGATGGACGAGGAAGAGCAGTACACACTTTCTGACGATTCATTTACTCAGGCTACACTTTCTGCTTATAAACTCGGTACAGCTATCAAAATTTCAGAGGAACTTCTTAACGATTCTGTATTTGACCTCGCAACTTATGTGGCTCGTGAGTTTGCAAGAAGAATCGGTGAAAAGGAAGAGGAAGCCTTCTTCGTTGGCAACGGCACGGGTAAGCCTACCGGCATCTTCAATGCAACCGGCGGTGCGGAAAACGGTGCTACTACCGCAAATGCCACGATTTCATTTGATGATGTGATAGAGCTTTTCTACTCACTAAAAACACCTTACAGAAAAAATGCTGTATGGGTACTCAATGACAGTACTGTAAAACTTCTCCGCAAACTGAAAGACAGCAACGGCAACTACATCTGGCAGCCCAGTGTAACAGCAGGAATCCCCGACACCATTCTCAACAGACCTTACTACACTTCATCATTTGTACCTGTTGCTGAGGCAGGAAACAAGTGCATGGCATTCGGTGACTTCTCTTATTACTGGATTGCAGACCGTAAAAAGAGAAGTATCAAGAGACTTAATGAACTCTTTGCAATGACGGGACAGGTCGGATTCCTTGCAAGTGAGAGAGTTGACGGCAAGCTCATACTTCCAGAAGCCATCAAGACACTTACAATGAAGTCAGCATGATAACACTCGAAGATGCTAAAACCTATCTCCGAATTGACTGGTCGGAAGATGATGAGCTTATACAGAGCTTGCTTCTGACTGCAAAGCGACTTGTTGCAGATGTCGGCAGATTAAGCAGTCTTGACGGTGATGATACAGTGCGTACAGCTGTTTTGTACGCACTTGCGTATCTTTACGAGAACCGCAATACTGCCGATATGCACAGACTGACACTGAATCTCAGAGCTATGCTGTTCGCACAGCGTGAGGGAGTGATTTGATATGGAAATAGGCACTATGAAACAGAGAATTGCAGTATATGCAAACAAAACCGTAACTGACAGCATTGGAAATCACACAACTCAGCAGGAGAAACTTTTTTCCTGCTGGGCGAGTGTCTATGTGAAAAATTCGTCTGAAAGCACTCCTTATGCGGAAATCAGGGAAATGCAGACAATTGAATTTAAAATCCGTCAACGTGAATTGTCAACAACAGCAAACTGCATTGAATTTCGTGGAAACAGGTACAACATTATTGGTATTTTTCCGAATTACAAGTCAATGGACTACATGAAAATTGTGTGTGAGGTGAGGAAATGAATGTATCATCAGACGACTTTGTGCGAGCTTTGACGAGTGCTGTACAGCAGTTTTCAGAAGATGTGCAGGAAGAAGTATTTGACGGTTTGAAGAAAATTGGCAAGGAAACTGTAAAAAAGGTCAAAGAAAATTCACCTGTTTACACGGGTGACAATCTCAATATCAAGCCTGAGGAGTACAAAAAAGGGTGGCGTTGTACCGTTGAGGAAGAACGTGGAGCAATTCAGGTAACAGTCCACAACAAAAAATATCAGCTCGTTCACCTGCTTGAAAACGGTCACTTAAACCGTGACGGAACTACGAGGGCAAGAGCGTTTCCGCACGTTAAACAGGCGGAAGAATTTGCTGAAAAAGAAGTTGAAAAACTACTGAAAGGACTGTAATTATGGAACTTTCCGAAATTTATTCAAGACTGTGTACACTGAATATTCCTGTTGCTTACAGAAAATTCAATTCTCCTCAGAATCTGCCGTTTATAGCCTATTTTGAAAGCTCTGCACGCATTGAGGGTGCGGACGGCTACAATCTTTTCAGACGTGCAGAAATAAAAGTAGAAATCTACTCGCAAAACAAAAATCTGTCACTTGAAAACAGCTTTGAAATGCTTTTCCGTGACGTTGAACTTGAAAAAACTGCTGATACATACCTTGAAAATGAGGATATGTACATGACTTCTTACAAATTTGAAACAATCCAGAAACGGAGGTAAATAGTATGTCACATTCACAGACAAAAGAACTCAATAAAATTCCGCTCGGCTCTATGGACTTTTTTGTAACTCCATGGACGGGTACAATTCCCACAGATGCAGAGCTTGAAGTTGAAGAAAATATGATAGGACGCACTAAAAACGGTGCTACAATCAACTATTCGACTGAATGGTACACAGCGACGTCAGACGACGGAAAAGCTAAAAAGCGTAAACTCGTGGGCGAAACTGCTACTATCTCATACGGAAACATCACATGGAACTCACGTACTCTTGAACGCACAATAGCTACTGCAAGAACCACCAGTGTAGGCGGTAAACGTACTACAAAAATCGGTGGTGTTGCGAATGATAACGGCATTCGCTATCTTGTGCGTGGACTTTACAGGGATAAGGTTGACGGTGATATAAGAATAACCGGCGTGGGCGTAAATACAGGCGGTTGGGAGTCGGCTTTCGCTCCGAACAGTGAGACAATTATTACTCCACAGTTTGAACTTGAACCTTGCGACAACGAAGGTACACTTTTAATCTATGAAGAAGAAGTAATTGAAGAATACCCCAGCATTTCAATGACTAACAGTACCGCAAGCGTGGCAGTTGACTCAACAGTAACCGTAACAGCAAATGTCTCTCCCTCAAATGCGACAATCAACTGGACTTCCTCCGACACCACAGTAGCTACACTCTCGGCAGGCACAACAGGAAATTCAATCACCGTCACAGGCGTTTCCGCAGGTACTTCGACAATTACGGGTACTATCACATACAATGCAAAGACCTATTCTGCAACTTGTACTGTAACCGTAACAGCGTCATAAAAAGGGGGTACATACTTTGTATACATTTGATTTTCAGCTTGAAAACGGTACAAAACTTGAAATTAATCCGCCCTCTGTACGCACATATTATTTGAAATTCTGCAGTGCGGAAAGTGACGAAAAGCTGTTTGAAGCAGTTGCGGAAATCTGCAACAATAACAATGAAAACATCAGAATTGACGTTGACTACGTTCTTGACAATTTTAAAGTTACTGACTTCAACCGTTTTACAAAAGATTTGACAGAATGGGTAAAAAATACCCGTGAAAATGACCCAAACTGAAAACGCCTTACTTTCCCGAACAAGAAAAAAGTAAGGCATATTTTGTAAATCAGACAAGTGACTTCAAAGTAGTTTCTGACTATTCAGGGCTTAACTTCAATGAAGTACAGAATCTCAGTATTTTTGAGTATTTTGGCTTACTGCATGATGCCGTTGTGTGGAATTGCAGTAAGTCCGAAAGTGGGCTTGAATACCTTGAAAATGCGTGGAATTACAGTCAAACAAGCCCTGACAGAGACCAGTTAAGAAAATTTTTCGGGAGGTGACAGGTACGAATAAAGTTTTAAAGGGTCTTAACATCAAAATCGGGGCGGACACAGTGGGACTTGATACTGCTCTGAAAGACGTTGAAAAAAATTGCCGAAAGTCCGCAACGGAACTCCGTGAAGTAAACAAAGCACTCAAAACTGCTCCCGATTCCGTGGAACTCTGGAAGCAGAAACAGGAACTCTTGAAAAAGTCGATAAGCGATACCCGTGACAAGCTGAAAACTCTTGAATCTGCACAGGCTGACGTTAACAGGCAGTTTCAGAACGGTCAGATAACCGAACAGCAGTACAGGGCTTTTCAGCGTGAAATCGAAACAACAAGAGGCAGTTTGCAGAATCTTGAAAGCCAACTCCACGAAACAGGGGTACAGGCTTTGCAGATGGGCGGAAATCTTGAAAATTCAGGGAATCAGGCAGAAAAGTCAAGCAGTGGTTTCACTGTAATGAAAGGCGTACTTGCTGACCTCGTTTCAAACGGCATTCAGCTTGCTACTTCTGCACTTACCGACTTCACAAAAAGTACGATTCAGACAGGCATGAGCTTTGAATCGTCAATTTCAAGCGTGAAAGCTATTTCAGGTGCGACAGAAGGCGAAATTAAAAAACTGACCGAAAAAGCCAAGGAAATGGGGGCTACTACAAAGTACACCGCTTCACAGTCCGCTGACGCTTTCCAGTACATGGCTCTTGCAGGCTGGAAAACAGAAGATATGCTTTCGGGTATTGACGGCATTTTAAGCCTTGCATCAGCTTCAAATATGGACTTAGCCCGTGCTTCTGATATTGTCACTGACTATCTCACGGCATTCGGACTTACTGCTCAGGATTCCGAAAAATTCGTTGACCAGATGACCTATGCAATGTCAAACTCCAACACCACTACGGAGCTTTTAGGTGAGGCTTACAAAAACTGTGCATCTACCGCAAAATCAATGCACTATTCTGTCGAGGACGTAACCGCAGTACTCATGACTATGGCTAATGCAGGCGTTAAGGGCGGTGAAGCGGGTACAGCTTTAAATGCGGTTATGACAAGACTTGCAACTGATACAAAAGGCTGTGCTACGGCTCTTTCGGAGTACGGTGTACAGGTTTACGACTCTGAGGGCAATATGCAGTCACTTGCAAGTATTCTGCAAGGCGTTCAGGGTGTTTGGGAAACACTTACAGACCAGCAACAGGCAAATCTTGCTAAAATTATTGCAGGTACTTCTCAGTACTCCGCACTTCAAACCATTATGGCAGGTCTTTCCGATACCGCAAAAGAGAGCGGACAGTCTTTTGAGGACTACGCACAGGCTCTTGAACAGTGTGACGGCACTGCGGAAGATATGTCAAAAACTATGCTTGACAACTTGTCGGGCGACCTGACCATTTTTGAAAGTGCTGTTGACGGCATGAAAATTTCAATAGCTGACGAACTCAACCCCGCTTTGCGTGACATTGTGCAGTACGCAACAAAGAAAGTGCCTGACGTGCAGAAAGTGATAAAACCTTTGTTTGAAACCGCAATTGACGGTGCTAAGAAGTTGATTGACAATTTGCCGAAAGCAGTTGAAATCGCAAAAAAAATTATTCCGGTAGTAACGGGTATCGGCGGAGCAGTTGCAACCCTGAAAATAGCCGATTTAATTTCAAAACTTCCAGCACTTGCAAGCGGTATAAAAATGGTGAGCCTTGCCATTTCCGCAAATCCCTACGTTGCCGCTGCAACTGCCGTTATCGGACTTGCAACCGCAATAGGTACGCTTGTAATCGCTAAAAAGAACGAAAAAACCGAACTCGAAAAGATTACCGAGGAAAACGACAGGGAAATACAGTCGCTCAAAGACAATCAGCAGGCAGTCAATGACCTCAACAGGTCTTTTGACGAAAGTGCAGGACAGATAAAAGCTGAATCTGACCGCACAAGGGAACTCTGGGAAGAACTCGACAAGCTCGCCGATGCAAACGGAGTAGTTCACGACAAGGACAAAGCCCGTGCGGAGTATATTCTCAATGAACTCAATGACGCTCTCGGTACTGAATTTACCATGACGGGCAATCAGATTGACAATTACAAGGAACTTTCAAGTGCCATTGATGACGTAATTGCCAAAAAACAGGCAGAAGCTATGCTTGATTCGTACCTGTCCATGAGTGGCGAAATGGCTGAAAAACGCAGTCAAGCCCGTGAAGATTACGAAAAAGCAGATTCAGAGTTGCAAAATGCTTATGATGAACGAGATACAGCCAAACAGAGACTAAACCGTTACCTAAAAAATTCCGTTGGTATGAATCAATATGACGCATGGAATACAATTCGTGATGCTAATAATTTCGCAGAAAGTACCAAAGACGAACAGGCAAAAAAGTTAGCGGAAGAATATCTCATATCAGTTGAAAATGTAAGTTCTGCACTGAATAAAAAACTTATTTCAAAACAAACATTTTTGTCCGCAGATAAATACTTTGAACGCCTTGCAAATGCTCAGGAAGCATATTCCGAAGGTATGTATTATTCAGTAGAAAAAATCTTGTATCAGGAAAGAAAAGTTTCTGATGAGGTTCTTGACGGTACGCTTACCGACATGGAAAGCAGAGTAAAAGCGTTTGAAGAAAGTCTGCAACAGGCTGATTCTGACCTTGAACTTGCTGTAAAATCGGGTACTGAAAAGGCAATGAAAGAAGCAGGCGAAATGGTAAATCAGACTATGGAACTTGCTAAAATTTCAGGGCAGAACGTCAATAAAGTATGGTCTGAAAATTTCGGTCAGACTTTCAAGGAACTCGCAAAAAACGGAATTGACATTTCAGAGTGGACAAAGTGGGCGAAAGATTCAGGAACCGGCGTTGCAACTGTATTCGGTGCAACTTGGCGTGAGGACATTCAGAAACAGATTGACAGCGGTTTTGACGTTGCTGACTTGCTTGAATGGTGCTACAATTCGGGAGTAAACGCAAGTGAAATTTTCGGTGACGAGTTTATTTCTTACATTCAGTCGAGACTTGACGGCGGATTTGATGTAAAAAACCTGCTTGCGTGGGGCGCAGAATCGGGGTACAATGTTTCAAGCGTATTTTCTGACGAGTATGTGCAGAAGTACCAGCAGACTCTTGACGATACTGAGCAGTACAACATAAACGACTTTCTTTACTGGGCGGAGGTCAAGGGCATTGATATTGGTACACTTTTCGGTGAAAACTATCAGCATTATGTCAATGACTATCTTGGTCGGACTGAAACCGACTATACAAATCACTGTGAAAATCTTAAAGTGACAACTAATAGCTGGATTGAATTTTTCCATGGCTCTATACGTGAAGCATATGAAGAAACAATGCAAAAGGCAAATGACATCAAACAGGCGATTAATGATGCAATAAGCAACATTAACCCTGAACTTCCTGCAAATTTACCCGAAGGTGCAGTGCCTGTCCGTCAGTACGCAACAGGCGGATTTATTCACAGCGGTCAGGCAATTGTAGCAGAGGCAGGACCCGAACTGCTCGAAATTATGAACAATGGTGTAAAAGTTACTCCGCTTTCTGCAAATTCAAAGGGTATACCAGTTGGAAAAAGTGGTAATCAGCAGATTTTTTACAACAACTATACTGTAAATGCTGTTGTTTCAAATGACTATGATGTGCGAAAACTTGCGGAAAACCTTGAAACAGAACGCAGAAGAATTTCCATGGGAGGGGGCATAAGTCCATGAGTTACTTTATTTTTAATGAGACTTCAAGTGAAGATTTGAGAATTATGGTAACTAAGCCGGTTATACGCCCTTCGTGGCGTACCGAAGAAAATACCTTTAATCTGGTAGGAAAGTCAAAAAAGTACCGTCAGTCCTCAAAGACCTATGCTGACGGTCAGATGAACATTGAAACAGTGGTAACCGATACAAGCCCCGAAAATCTCCGTACAGTTTTTCAGGCTCTTAACGGTAACGGTAAACTGTGGCTCTCATCAGCTCCGAAAGAGTTCTTGAACGTCATCATTGACCCCATTAACATTCAGGCAGTCGCTCTGACTATGGGGGTATGCGTACTAAGTATGACCGTTGAACCGTTTGCCTACCTGCTTGACAGTCCGGCACTGACACTTACAGACGGTACAAGCTATACAGAAATCGAAAACCGAGGCACTATCTACTGTGAGCCTGAAATCCGATTCAAACCGCAGTCTGCACAAACTGTAATAGACGTAAACGGTGCAGAATTTACAGTAAATACTCCGCAGGGGTGCAGTTTCGAGTCAACAATAGTCCTCGACTGCGAGGAAGAAACTGCTTACTTCATTCGCCCTGAAAATACTGTTTATCCGTGCTTGCAGTATACTTACGGTGACTTTCCGATTTTTCACACAGGCAAGAATTACATCAAGTTTACGGGTACGAACGAAGTAGAAATCAAGGTAAGGGAGAGATGTTTATGACAGGTACAGGCACTCAGGCAGACCCCTACATTTGCGAATCGTGGGACGAACTACTGAGCGTTTCTACAAACAAAAATAACTACATAAAAATGGCTGATTCTGATAACAAGACTATCAATTTCAACGAAATTCAACAAACAGGCTTTGAAAGTCAAATTGAACTTTCCGGAATAATTGACTTCAATGGTTGGACGCTTCTTAATTTTTATTCTGTTGCACAGTTCGCTTTTTATGTAAAAACAGGTTCAACATGGAAAAACCTTAACCTCGAAAAGTTTTCACACAAACATTCTCGCTCAGACGATAAAAGTGTTTACTTTCTCACAACGGACAGCGACAGTTCAAAAGTTACTATAAAAGGCAGTGCATTTTCAGGTGTAATGCAGTATGGTGCAGGGACAGGTATAAGCGGATTTCTTTACTCTGCTAATTACTTTGTTATCAGTGCAGAAGAATGCTCTTTTAATATTTCAGCATCAAGCAATGTAGCTTTTGTAGTCATGCGTGGCAGAGGATTTACAAACAGTGAGGTTATAGCCGATATTAATGCAGACTCATGCAATATTCTTGTGAGCAATGGATATGAGGATTTTCATAACCGTGCTTTAAACAGCCGTTTTTACGGTAAAATCACTGTTTCTGATACATCATCAAAGATTTATTCAGGTCGTTCAGGCAGTGGATTCAATGTGTACGATATTCGCACAAACGTGCCGTTAAAGTATATTGGAACTGGTATATCAATTTACAATTCAGATTTGTGTTCTGCATCAGAAGACAGTTCAGCAGTTTTCACAGCGGTAACATCTTTGCAGATGGCAGATGAAAACTACCTGAACAGTATCGGATTCAAGGTAGGAACTATATGAGTACTATACAAATTACTGATTTTGAACAGGGTACATTTGACGGCAGTGGTCACGAAGCTTCACGAAATGACAGAATACGAAGTACAACGAGATTTCAGGCTGATACTACTGCTTTTAGCATAAAAATTTCAGCAGTTTCAGGCAAACCGCTTAAACTTGTCCTTTTCGGGTGGGACGAAAATAATACTTTCAGGGACTATCTGTACTGGTACAATAGTGGTGATACAATCTATACAAGCGGTAAGTCGGTCGAGTATCGTATTGCAATGGGATATACAGATGATACTACTATATCTCCGGAAGATATTACAGAGTGTTCTTTGACGGTCGGCGAATGGACAATGAATAATGGTACACTTGTACCGCCCCTAAGTGATTCACGTCCTGCTACTGCTGAATACGCTATGTCACTGCCTTACCCTAAGTCATATTGGAGAGTGGACAAGAATATCAGTCCCGATATGCCGTGGCACGAACTTCTCAGCCACGCAAGAGGTCTTGATTTATGGTCTTTGCCCCGTGAACACGTCATAAGGGTATATGACTACCATGAACCGCAAGACGGTTTTCAGCACAACGGACTTGCAATTCTCCGCCCTTCGGAGTGCATATCTACTCACGAACTAAACGGCAGGTGGGACGTAACTCTGACGCACCCCATTGACCCACAGGGGCGTTATAAATACCTTACTCCGCCGAATGTACTGAAAATTGAAGGTCAGCTATTCCGTATTGACGAACACGAAAGTACTGTTGACCAGTCGGGGGCGGTGATAAAAGTACACGCAAAACACATTTTCTATGACCTCGCTGACACGCTGATTATGGACTTGACTTTGAACAGCCTTAACGGTTTCAATTTTATTTACTCCCTTATTCACGGTCAGTTTCATTACGGTCAGCCGTCAGGGTACGACACTTACGACTTCAATTATTATTCCGATATACAGGACGCTTGCGGTACGGTACAAATGGAAAATACGTCAGTAGCAGGTGCTTTGATAGGTACTGACAACTGCTTTGTAAATACGTTTGGGGGAGAGCTGTACAGAAATAACTTCTATTTCAGTATAAATTCACGCATGGAGTACGCTCAGGACAACGCATTTGCTTTGAGGTACGGCTTTGATATGACTAAAATTACTCAGAAAATAGACTACAATGAGTTCTGTACGTTCATTGTCGGACGTGACAATTTCGGTGCAGGATATGATAAGGCATGGGCTCCGGGCGGACTTCCTATCCATCACGAAAAGTACAGATATTTCAAGTTCAACTACCCGTACCACGACTGGAACAGGTTTGTACATGATGTAGATGCACTGTTCGGACCGTTGCACGTCCCAAAGGTAAGCTACGAAGTGAACATTGCAAGTCTGAGGAACGACCCAAAGTACAAGGGCTTTGTGGATTTGCAGAATTACAGGTTAGGTGACAAAGGGCGTATTTACTGCGAAATGCTTGACATTGACACTGAACAGCAGATTGTAAGCGTTGAGAAAGACGAGCTGACAGGTGACATTCTCAATATAAAACTCGGAAATATAGGATATTCTTTTGTACGTCCGCAGTACAAAGCAAATACAATTTCGTCAGGCTACTCCGTTTCTGACCGTCAAATGCAGGCTATGCAGTCAGAAATTGACGGAATAAATGTCAAGGCTCTCAAAACTTGGAGTGGTGCAAAGGCTTACAAGTGGAGCGAAACAAAAAAATACAAGTGGGGGGATATAAAAAATGGCAACTGAAACTACTAACTTACACCTGATTAAGCCGGATGATTCAGACAGTACAGACCAGACACCATTTAACTCAAATTCTGATATTCTTGATAATGCCTATGCTGAAATTATGCAGGAAATACAGGCTCTTAAAGACCGTGTAACGGCTCTCGAAACTTAAAGGGGTGATACTATGATTAGATTTGTAATCGGCAAGGATTACGGCTACAAGGACGGAAAACAGCTTGTAAAAGCAAAACTTGAATGTGATGAGATTGACGAACTTCCAGCCGTGAACTTTTTTGAGGGTAAGCTACTTGACAGCGGTTCACAGTGCTGGGTAATCGGCACGGGCGACCTTTACGGGCTTACCTCAACAGGTGACTGGGTGAAGGTAAATTTTATGGGAAATGGTGAAGGGGGTGGTGGCGGTGGTGGCTTTACACCGACAGGAGAACAACTGACTGCTATGAACAGCGGCATAACATCAACCGATGTCGCACAAATCAACACAAACAAAAACGATATTTTATCGGAACAGCAGAAAACAACTGGCATGGGAACAGGCGGCAGAAACTATTTACAGGTAAACGGCATTAAGATGTATTTTGACACAACCGCACCGACAGGAGCAAGTGTTGATGATTTATGGGTAGGTGGTTGATATGAAAAAATACAACGGTACAGCATGGGTAGATACCACACTGAGACAGTATAAGGCAGCCACAGACACTGTCACAACTCTCCCTGTTGATATATATGCAGACGGTAATACTGCAACGGTTGGAATCAGCGGCAACACAGTCCAGAACGGCACACCGACCCCCGACAACCCGATTATGCCACAGGGTACAGGTGAGAGGACGGAGAATTTGTTTGATATATCGACAGTTGAAAAAGGTCGTATAGATAACGGCGAAGTAGGGTATAAATCACAAACATCGTCTCTAACGATAGAAGGTGGAACTATTTATTTTACGACCACATTAATCTATCGTGGAGTGTGTAGCGGATTTTTTGAAATTCCAGAGGGAACGGAAACAATTACTTTTGACTTTATACGCAATAAGGCTTTGGAAGTAAAGTTTATTTTTTATGACGGCACTAAGACATGGCTCGACCAAGACTGCGTTCCAACTTTATCGAATATACCGCCCGCAACGGCAAACGTTCCCATTGGTGCAAAATACGTGAGACTTTCATTTACAGGACAGATAAGTGGTGGGGATTCTTATACAATGTCCAACCTTATACTCAACCTCGGCTCAACCGCACTCCCCTACGAGCCGTATGGCTATAAAATCCCGATTTCATCAGCCAACACCACAATGCCTGTTTATCTCGGTGAGGTGGAGACAACGAGGAAGGTTAAAAAGTTGGCGCTTGACGGTACGGAGAATTGGTTCAGCAATCATTTGCCGGAAGGCCTATTCAATCTCAACATATATGATTATATAAAAAATGTTAATGAGACAATTTGTTTATGCACACACTACAAGGCTCAACAAAATATTACGCTATGGACGCGTGTGCAAGATAAATGCGTTTGTTTTTACCGCACAGAGAACGATTTATTCTATCTTAGAGATTCCGATTTTTCGACTGTCGAAGCCTTCAAGCAGTACCTCGCCGCCCAATACGCCACAGGCACACCAGTAACAGTCTGGTACGTTCTCGCAACTCCCGAAACAGGCATAGTAAACGAGCCGCTTATGAAGATTGGCGATTATGCTGATACAGTTTCAGGCATTACAATCCCTGTCACCGCAGGGGGAGACACACTCTCAGTTGACACTACGGTTCAGCCGAGTGAGGTATCTCTTAGCTATACAGGTTGGCATGATGCGAGTGTCAAGGAGTGGGACGGTAGTCAGTGGAACGAATAAAAAGGTAAGAAGCTCTTATGTGACTGAACCGTCGTGTTGATGGCAGAATTTCGGTCAATTCATGCACGGATCAGCAACTTATATTACAGCAGAATAATTTGTAAATTTTCTGTAAATTTAAGGCGGTATTCAGCCGTTTCAGGTTGAATGCTGCCTGTTTTATGCCCATTTATAAAGGGGGTGAAGTTTTGGACAAGACATTACAGCTTATTTCAGCAAGTATTTGTGCAATTTGTGCGTTCCTGTGGGGCAGGCTTGATGGTCTGCTCTATGCACTCATTGCATTTATGGTCATTGACTACATCACGGGGCTGATTGTGGCATTTATTCGCAAAGAAATTTCGTCAGCAGTAGGATTCAAGGGTATTGCAAAGAAAGTATTTATCCTTGCACTTGTAGCAGTCGCTCACATTCTTGACTCTCAGGTAGTCGGTGGCAGTTCGGTGTGCCGTTCTGCGGTTATAGGTTTTTATATCGCAAACGAGGGTATTTCTGTCACTGAAAATGCCTACCTTATGGGCGTACCCGTACCGAAAAAGATTGTTGATGTGCTAAGACAAATTAAGAATGAACAGGAAGAAGATGATGAAAAATGAAACTGTATCACGGTGATTGTTTGGAGATAATGAAAAATATTCCCGATAAGTCCGTAGATATGATATTGTGTGATTTGCCGTATGGAACAACTCGAAACAAATGGGATTCTATTATAGATATAAATAAATTGTTTCGACAATATGAACGAATTGTTAAAAATGGGGGGGGTAATCGCCTTGTTCTCACAACCTCCATTTAATGCCAAGCTAATAACAGCTAACATGAAACATTTTCGGTATGAATGGATATGGCAAAAGTCACGAGGCACGGGATTTTTAAATGCTAATAAAATGCCCTTAAAATTGCATGAAAACATTCTGATATTTTATGACAAATTACCAACTTATAATCCGCAAATGTGGAAAAGTACACCATACAAAAATCGCCATAAAACAAATGGCGACGGCAGAAACTATGGAAAATTTGAACGTGTTGGTATGGTTAGCGAAAGTGTTGACGGTAAGCGTTACCCTGTTGATGTAATTAATTTTACTTCTGTAAACAATTCAGCAGAACGGCAGTTGCACCCCACGCAAAAGCCTGTTCCTCTGTTGGAATACCTTATAAAGACATATACAAACGAGGGCGAAACCGTTCTTGACAACTGCATGGGCTCAGGCTCAACAGGAGTTGCTTGCGTGAATACAAGCCGTGACTTCATAGGTATAGAACTTGACGAAGATTATTACAACATAGCCGTAAACCGCATAAATCAGGCTATGAAAGAAAAAGAGGTGAAAACGAATGCAAGTTGAAGTAATAGGCGGAACTATTTCAGAAGAAGAAAAACAGGCATATATAAATCACGTCCGAAATAAGTCAAACGGTGCGGACGTGAAGAAAATCATCATCAGAATTGACGGGGATTTTGTTGACCTTGAATGGCACATGAACGAAGTCCCTTTTGACAGAATCAGACGAATAACAGGCTACCTCGTTGGCACTCTCGACCGTTTCAATAACGGAAAAAAAGCGGAAGTTGCTGACCGTGTTCATCACGGATATGATGATGACTATTACCATACTTACAGCGGACTTTTGGAGGAATGATTATGTATAAGAGAATTAAAATATCGTTTATAAATGCAGGCTCTATCACAATTGAAGAAGGCGACTGGGACGATTACGACCTTACCGACGGATTTATTATCATCAAAAAAGGCGAGGCATGGGTAGCTATGTACAACGCAAAGGAAGTCTTTTCGGTAGTTCTTGAAAAATAGGAGGAATAACAATGATTAAAACTTACAGGTACAATGACACGACTCAGCTTACACCACACTTTAATGTGCAGGAATTTCGTTGCAAATGCGGACAGGCTCACGCCATACTCATAAATACTGACCTCGTTGATAAACTTGAACAGCTTTTCACTGCTCTTGACTGTTCAGCAATAGTGATTAATTCAGGTCACAGGTGTTCGGCTCATGACAAGGCGGTAGGCGGTTCGGGTACGGGTCAGCACGTAAACGGCAATGCTTCTGATATAGTCTGCTATAACAAGTCGCACAACAAAATCAATTCTAAACGTGTTGCTTGTGTCGCTCAGGACTTAGGTTTTGGCGGTATCGCAAATATTGACAGTTCCTACACGGCTACTCATGTTGATGTACGCACAAGTAACTTCTGGAAAGGTGACGAGGTTAAGGGTTCTTCTTCAAGCGTTACTTCCGACTTCTACTCTTACTACGGACTTACCAAATCAGATGTTTACCCGACTGAAAAGAAAGATACTATCAGCATAAGTGTCAGTATGAATGGTAAGACTTACTCAGGTTCTTTAACCGAAAAATAAACAAAACTCCGCTTGATTCAGGGCAGGCGGAATTTTGTTTGTTGTATAATCTATAGGGGTGAATATGTATGCAAAAATACACTAATACTTCATTGATTGCAAGCCATTTAACTGTCGTTGAGGGCAGTGAAAGCGGAATTTGCAAAGTTTGTGGACAAAGTACAGAACACGGATTCAAAGCAAAAATGTACATAAAAGATTCAAGATTCACTAACTACGACCTGTTGAAAGATGTTAGTAGTGGTGTGATATGTGCAAACTGTGCTGCTTGTTTAAGCGAAGCTAAACTTCGACGTAGTAGTTTTATAGCAGATAGCGAAAAAATAATGTATTTGCAGAAAAATGATATTGAAAATTATGTTTTTGCATTAGCCGATACAGTGAAAGTGCCTTTCGTTTTTTGCATAACAGAGTCTTTTAAGAAACATATTAGCTTCAAAGCTGCTTTAAATTACAGTACAAAAAGATTTGTTATAACACATGAAAACTACAGCTTTACATTTGACAGTGTAAAAATGAAAGATGTTTACAAAATTTTAAATGAATTTTACTTGTATTTTAGTAAAGATGAACTCATTTCAGGAGATTACAACGCTTTATCGATGAAATCTTACTTTGTAGTTAACACAAATGAGGATTTTATGCAAAGTGAAAGCGTACTCAGAGCGAACAGAGGCAGTCAAGCTTTTAATTTTTTAGTATACATATTGAACGCTGAGAGAAGAAACGAAATTTTAAAGGAGCGTAAAAAATGCAAGAAGAAGTAATGGAAATATCAGTTGATATCTTAGATGCGATTTTCTCATCTATCGACACAGAAAGTATGCAGAAAAGCAGAAGAATGGCGATTTGGGACGAGTTTAAAAGCAAAGTGAAAGGCTCTTCACTGAAATCGCATAATCTCGCCACTTTCGTTGAAAGTATATGCAAAAAATTTAATATTTCTTTTGTGCGTGATTACAACATCATACTCGACAACGAAAAGTACAGTGCTGAAATACTTGAAATTTACCGCAATGAGCTTATGATGTGCATTTTCAAGCTCAGACTCAGGGTAGACGATAGGAAAGAAAAGTATGCAAAGAAGAAACAGAAAAAGAGTGAAACTGCTGAATATAACGAAGAAATGGAAGAATTAAATAACAAATTTTTGGAGGAAATGCAATGAACGTATTTGAAATTGATTTGAATGTGCTGTTAAAATCGCCACTCGCACATTTTGGTGATGAGCTGTGCGGAACAATGCAGACAGCAAGAAGAATGAAGTACAAAGTAAACGGGAAATTCGTTGATATTCCTGTTTACAGCGGAAATGCGTTAAGAGGGATTTTGCGTTCACTTGTTTTCGAGGATATGCTTGAAAAGTGCGGTATGAGTATAAGCAGTATATCACAGTCTGTCTTTTATACGCTTTTCAACGGCGGTTCGTTAAAATCAGGCGGTGTGGAAGATATCAGCTTTAAGCAACAACTCACAGAGAACTGTCCTGCTCTTGTCCTGCTTGGAAGTGCGTTCGGCAACCAGATGACCGAGGGCAAAGCAAAAGTCGGTATACTAAGACCAGTTTGCAAAGAGCTTAACGGCTACAACATCAAGAAGTCTGATGAGTCACTTTATTCTGGCATGATAAACGAAGTTTTCCAGACACGTTCAGACAGGCTCAAAATCAAGACTGAAAACGTGAAAGATGTTGCGGAAATTCCGAAAGAAGTTGTGCAGATGAAGTATGAGTTTGAAACGCTTTCAGCAGGAACAGAGCTTGAAACGAGTATTTCTGTTGAGTTTGCGAACGGACTTGAAAAGTCATGTATGATATATATGCTAAACTTATTGCAACAAACAGGTCACATCGGTGGAAAATCTTCAGAGGGATACGGCAAAATTAACCTCGACTACAAAGCAAATGAGGACGTAAAGTCTGACCTGTACGAAAAATTTCTTGCTGAAAATACTGAAAAAATCAAGGGATTTTTGGATATGCTCGAAAGGTATGTAGCATGAGCATCTGGGTGTGTCCTCACTGTCCGAAACCTTCTGCGGAAAAGGAAATTGAAAAAATTGAAGGACTTGCGAGGCTGTATGCTTATCCTTGCGAACCAAAATTCAAAAATGGCGGTCTTGTTGTCCTCGACAGCGGTGCTTTTGCACTGTCGCAGTCAGGCAGACGCATGAATTTTGCATACATGAAAAAACTTTCTGAACACTATAAAAAACATTACAGTGAAAATGTCATTTGTGTAGCCCCTGACGAGTTCTTAAATCCTGTGCAGAGCATGATAAACTTCAAAAATTGGCATAAATTAGGACTTTTTAGTAATGCTTGCCCTGTGTTGCAGTGTGAAACTAAATTCAAAATAGACGAAAAATCAATTTTACAGCAAGCAGAGTTTTACAGGAACTACTCAGAAGTTGTGTTTTTCTCAAATCCCTCACTTACTGCGAAAGAGTCAGGATATAAACTTAACAAAATTTTCGGAAAAATAAAGGATATGGGTTATAAGTGGATTCATAACTTGGGTGCAGGTTGGAACTTGGAAGATGTAAAAGCATGGAAAAATATAGAAAATTTAGACAGCTTTGACAGTATCGCATACTACAACACAAAAAATCAAAGTGAGTTTGGTTCTCTTGATGCTGTAAAAAACGTGAAGGAGATATTAAATGTTTGAAAATTTGAAAATAACAGCTAAAATGAGGTCACCCGTTTGCTTTTCTGAATATCTTCGTTTTGACTGCATACTGTCAGCAGCGAAAGCAAAAGAATTGCTGAAATCTGACTTCTACACGCAGGGCAAGCAGTACTCTGGCACTGCAACAGTCATAAAAACACTTTCTGCATTTTTGAAATTCAATGCAAGTTATGGTGTTTTCCATGCAAGTTGTGCCATATCTGATAACGAATTTGTGACAGCTTACTCAAAACGCTGGAACTCCGCATTTGACCGTACAGTAAAATTTAAAGGCAAGGGAAAACAGGAAATTGATACTGCACGGGGATTCTTCAAGGCTTACCGTAACCCACTTGTTTATCACGTAATGCCCGAAATTATTTTCTATGCAGTCGGAGATAAACAGGAGATTACACGCTTATTAAGTGAAAATATTCGCTATTTAGGCAAAAAATCATCACAAGGATACGGAGAAATAGCAAGCTGGACTGTCGAAACGATTGAGGAAGATAAGTCAATTTTTGACGGTGAGAAGCTGATGAGGGTTATTCCAGTCTCGGAACAAGTAAAAGCGATATACAGCATAGCAGAATTGGCGGTAATACCGCCATCATATCGTAAAGAAACTCAACTTTGCTATATTCCATAAAAAAATCCCTGCAAAAGCAGGGACTTTTTGTTTCTTTCTCACCAGCCATGTTCAAATCTTGCAGTGCGTATCACCGCAATCTTGAAATGACGTCTATATTCATGATTGTTCATGATGTCTACAAAAATTTGTGACGTTATTTCTTTGCCATCATCGTCTGTTGTATCAACGCAATCAATTGTACTAACGTGACCGTATCTCGATTGATTCTCTAAACTGCTGATACAATCAGCAATTGATTTCTTTTCGTCAGCATTACACTGATACGCACGACTAAGTACTGTTGTACTCTTAATACATCTTACACTAAATTCCATAATTAGTCCCTTTCTGCTGATTATCAGCACTTTTTGTTATCATTAACGATGAGCATTTCAACATACTTTGAGAGATTGTTGAGACCTGTCAGCTGTGACTTCCTTTTCGCCATATCCAGTACATTTTTTGGAAGACTGACAGTTACTCTCGTGTTTGTAGTGTCCTCAGTGATTTCGCCGAAGATTTTGTTGTACTCGTCAGCGGTGAGCTTTTCTTTTGCCCAATCCATAGCCATTTCAAGCGTAACCGGTATGATTTTCTTTCCGCTTGTCATACCGTGTCCGACGAGTTCGCCATAGCTTGTCATAGCTCCGCCTTTGCCATAAAGGAAGTACTCGCCGTTTTTCTTCATATAAAGTTCTTCTTCGTAGTACTTGTAGTCGTCAGTGCTGAAACCTTTTGTATACCACTCTGCAATGCATTTCGCTGTGTCGGTATCGTATACCCTGTTGTTGATGTACTTTTTCATAGTAAACTCCTTCCCCCCGTGTTGCCGATAGGTCAGCTGATTTTCCGTTGTGGGTTTAATTCTCGTAAAGTTTTTCGTCAATTTCTGTGTTTCCAAGTCCAGTGTATTCAGAAACAAAATTATAAGCGTCTTGGTAGTTTCTCGCATAAAAGAAGTCAGCAGCAGCAGGTTCATAATCATCATCACTGTCTATTCTGAATCTTTTAAGATTGTTCTCCACAGCAACCTCTTTTATCGCATCAGCAAAATCTTCTACCCATTCGTAATCTTCATCGCTTTCTTCTCGCTCTCTGATGTAAGATTCCAATTCATAACAGCTTTCGTTTTCTTGTGAAAGGTCAAAGTCAACTAAAACATTGTTTTCACCGAAAAACTTTTCAACGCTTTCTTTGATATTCATAATATACCTCTTTCCGCTGATTGAATCAGCTTTTTATTTTTCTTCTCCCCGTCATGCCGTTAGGACAGCATATTCTTTTAAATCATTTCAACTTCGATTGTCTGCGGCAACCAACCACCAGTATATTCATCACGTTCTCTATCCCACACATACACCACTTTGAACATTTTCGCTATAACAACTACTTCTTTTTCTTCGTAACATTCTGCGTTTATGCCTAAGCTGTCGCATATTTTTGCATATTCATCATCATAGTTGTCTGTGTCATCTTCGTCAAGCTTTGTATAGTCAATCTTATGTCCCTCTGCATTGTTGCACTCGAATCTGTAAATGTATTCACCAGAATCACAACACTCTGGGTCACCTTCCTCATAAGACCAGTGGCAACCTATGTCAATTATATCTCCCTCTCTGAGTTGCTCATTGCGACCCTCGTACCTTAATGCGTAACCCTTGTAATTGTTTTTTAAACTGTTCATGGTATTCTCCTTTTCTCCACGTCATGCCGTTAGGACAGCAGTTAAAATTTATTTAAATTCTCTCTTTAATTTACTTTCTGCGTGTTTTATTACCCATGCGGAATGATTTTTGTTATAAGATGTGATGAAGTTCTGCATACTTCTGTATACGTTGCCGTACACCTCAAATTTATCTTTGCATCTAATTACTGAACTTGCAGTGTTTCCGTCCAATGCTTTTTTAAACATTGATACATACACTTTAAGATTTGAGTAGTAATCTACTTTTTCAGTATCTACATCATCAATGTGTATCTTCTGTTCAAACTGTATAGCTTCAACAATACGTGAATAAAAGCCATTCAGTATGTCAGTAGCGAACTTGATTTGTTTAACAGTTCCAGTAAGATTTATACCAGTGAAATCACTGCTACTGCCTTCGCAGTCATCACCGCTTGTTATCGCATTAGCACTTTTCACCTCAGCCCATGCCTCTTTTAAAGCGATTGAAAGCATCATAGACGTTGAACCAGTCCAGCCGTTTGCCTTCATCTCTCTTACCTTTTCCCATGCCTTAATCATAATTGTCTTTTTCATGATAATCCCTCCACTGTTTTTTTGTGTTTGTGTTTTACTGTAATTATATTATAACACTGAATTTATGCAAAGTCAAGCGTTTTTTGAATTTTCATAAATTTTGTATAATATCACAAAAATAATGCCTATAAACTATGGAAAATGTATAGTTTTGGATATAATAAAAGCGACAGTTAAAATTAGCTGTCGCTTTTATTATATCCAAATTCGCATTTTCAATATTTTTTTGTATGTAAATTGTGAGTATTTACAGTTTTTTGTGCTAATACAAACATTTTAAATTTAACTGAACATTAAATTTTAAATGCTTATAATAAAGTTTTTCCACACTTTTCAACGTAAAAAGTGTTGAGAAGTGTGGAAAACATTCGCTGATTGTATGTAAAATTGTGAGTATTTATTTTTTCAATTTTGACATTTCCGTTGACAGCGTACTAAAATTTTGATGTATATATATATCAGCAGTAGTAGCGAAGTTAGCATGACCAATGATTTTTTGTAAATTTTCTGCCGAAATGCCTGCTGATGAGCAGAGCGATGCAAAAGTGTGTCGTGTGCTGTGCGGAGTTAACTCCGTAGATATGCCGTATTTTGTAAGCGTATAAGAAAAAATCTTCCTGAATTCACCGTCTGAAATATTAAAAATCAAGTCAGTTTCAGAATTTTCTATAAAGTTGTTTATAAATACTTTCAGTTCTGGAATGCTTGAAGGAATCGGAACAACTCTGTTTTTCCCTGCTTTGGTTTTGATACCGCCTATTATGTAGCCGGAATCAAGAAAAATATTACTTTTCTTTAAATTTAAAATTTCTCCGATTCTGAATCCTGTGTAAATCATAAAAAGTATAACTTGCACATTTTCATCATCAGAGTTCTCCCACAATTTACCTATATCTTCTTTTGTAAATATGTTCTTTTCTTTTTTCTCAAATTTCGGCAGTTTTACAAATTCTGCATAGTTTTTCTGTATTATGTCGTTTTGCATAGCATATGAGGACAGCATAACCGACATAGCTTTTAACGTATTGCAAGCTGAATGCGACGTTCCCGAATTCACGACTTGCTGAAAATGTGCTGTTCTGAGTTCTTTAAATTTTGCATCATAAAAGCATTCAAAGCGTTTCCACATCGAGCAGTACAAAGCAATTGCAGATTCTCCAACCTGCTTATAATGCGCATCAGACCAAAGTTTGTATACGTCTGCAAGCGTAGCATTGTAAAGGTTAGGGCGACCGTCACGGATATACTCATCAATCGCTGACTGTGCTTCTTGTCGTGTGCCGTAGCTTCCAAGGTAAACACGCTCCTTGCTGTACCGGCTCATCGGAGCAAGTGCCACCCACTGCTTTTTATTCCTGTTGTCTTTGCGTATCGTTCCAGTACCGTGTTCACGCTTGTGGTACTTTGCCTTAGTAACTGCTTGTTTCTTACCGCAGAAATTACAATATATGCTTCCGTCCTGAATTTCTTTCTTGCATTTTATACACTTCATAAAAAAACTCCTCCGAGATGTTGACAATCCGAAGGAGATGTGTTATAATATTTTTGCTGATTGCTGACGGTACTATCTCCTACCCGAATTGCAATATTAATGTTTTTATCCATGACTGCTGTGTCCCCAAGACACAGCAGTATTTTTTTATATTATACAATTTTATTTATGTATTTGTCAAGGGTCACAAACTCCACACGGTGAGTATCCTTGTGCAATAAGCTCACTTCTGTCAGCGTTTACTACCGCCCAGTGTGCCTCTGACCTGTCTTTGATAGTACGGCAGTCAGGGTAGTGAAACTTACTGCTGTCTGTGTTTATCCAGTACTCATGCGTAATCTGTACAGGAGCAGGCGGTTGAGTAACCGGTTGCGTTGGCGGTAATGTCACAGCAACTGTTTCGGTCACTGTGACGGTTGTAGTTATTTTCGCAGTTGTAGTTTTCGCTTTTGTAGTTGTTCGTGGCTTTGCTGTTGTCCTTGCAGTAGTTGTAGTGACCGTTGTAGCTTTGACAGTTGTAGCAGTTGTTTCAGAAACTTCCTGATTCTCTATTTTCTTACTCTCCCTTTTTGTGTCGGCTATCTGAGTTATACCAAGTCCTAATCCGAGTATCAGCGTTAATCCTGCTGATACTATTATTTTTTGTTTCAAAGTTCGTCTGCTGTCACGACAGAACTCAAAAATTCCGACAGGAAAGAACGTGATGAGTAAAAAGTATAGTGCTTTGTCACTTGAAGTAAAAGAGTTTTTGGGATATTCCGTTTCTATGTGTTTGAAAATGCCTGACGCACCGCCACCAAAAATCATGTATGCAAGTAACTGTGAAGAACGGAGCTGGGCAGTAAACAGTGCGTATATCATCAGTGCGAGAAGTATCCATGCTATACACGAAAGCACTACCATACTGACTATACAGCCCGTAAGTCCATTTTTGTTTTCACTGTGTAATGTGCTTGCCGGACGTTCTGCCTGCTCCCCGATGAGTTTCTTTTCATCTTCTTTTTTCGACACTAAGCAACCAGAAATTGCAGGGATTATAACAGCAAGCAGGAGCAGATAAGGGAAAGCCTTAAATATCGAGAATACGATTACGAGAAGTATAAGAATTGCTATAACAACAGCAATTGTCATTTAGATTCCTCCTTTTTTAGTTGCATAGCGGAACAAAGCAATTTTATTTTATTTTCAAGAGATAGTGTTTTGAACAGCATAAAAAACTGTTGTGTAGTATCATCAACTTTATCAGAATTGATAGATATGTTGTTATTATTGTTATCACTGATATTGATAAGTAAATTTGGGTTGTCGGTTTTTCCAAGAAGATAATCCGTTGAACAACTAAGTATGTCAGCAATCATAAATATATTTTTTGCTTTCATGCCATTTTGACTTTTAGCTGAGTGTGCTATCGCATTATCACTTAGACTGCATTCTTCATTTATCTGTGTCATAGATATGCCTAACTCTCTTGCACGCCTCTTTATCCTTATAAATGTTTCTTGTGGATTGTACACAAAATCACCCCCGAATTTTTGTTGACACGCACAAAAATTTCATTAAAATCACATTTTTGTATTGACATTGGAATTAAAGTGTGTTAATATATGCGTGTAAGCATATAAATTGACATAATTATCCCATAAAAAATTATTTTTAAAGATATTATATCACATTTTATGCAAAATGTCAAGAGAGGATTGATAATTTGAAAATTAAAGAGCTGAGAGAGCAGAACAGAATACAGCAAGAAGAACTTGCAGAGTATCTCTGTATATCA